TCAACAAAGGATTTCTATTAAGTACCATCTTTCCAAGGCAGATGCTTCCTGATAAACTCTTCAGACTGCCCCGATTGTCTCAGCGACTCACGCTGTCTGCCTCGACGTGACTCCTTACGTTTTCTGTCGAGGGTAGCTTTCGCTTTAACTTTCTTATCCGCAAAGTGCTTCTTAACTTTGCCTTTGAGCTTCTGTGCCCAGTTCTTTTTCTCCTTCGGTTTAGGTTTATCTAGCACCCTCTTCAGTCTCGGTTTGTTCTTAGTGCCCTTCTTGTAGGCACCTGCGATCTTTTTCGCGGCTCTCGCAGTTTTATACTTCTTCGCATCAGCCCTTGCCTGCTTGGACTCCTTGACTGACTTAGCCAGTCTCTCCGAAGCAGATTTAGTGTGACGCTTCAACTGGTCCTCCCTAAGCTTCTTTGATTTCTCTGACATAACTTTCCTCGAATAATATCTGCCATTCTTTTTATAGATTTCGTAGCCAGCTTTCTTCTCGCCAGCCACCGTCTTGTGCCACGTCTTATGACCACGACCCTTGAGCAGTAAGCCAGTCTTAGGCTCCCTACTCTGCCAGTGCTTAGAAACCGGGTCCATCTTAACGCCGTGTTTCTTAGCGGATTCGTAATCATAGCCACTGCCTTCAGGATCGAACTTCGGCATTAGTAAGCTCCTTGTCCTGCTTGTGGGGCACCACCTTGAGCAGAAGAATTACTATCCTGCTGTGGTGATGTCATCTCTCGTTTCATGGGGTACCCACCGTTTTGTGCTATACCCGGTTGGGGTCCCGCCTTACGTGTTGATCCCGGTGTTCCTGCTCCAGCCTGTCCACCGCCACCGCCCTTGTTCTGAATCATCATCAGATACATTTCCATCTTTTCTTGGAACTGAGGATCGGTAAATAGGTCTTGGACCCAATCACCAATTTCAAGCTCCTCACCCGCCATAGTTAGAGCGTGCTGGAAGTTGAACGGCATACCGAGTTGCATCATCATCATGGCTGTGTTAGCCAGAGCCGGTACTACGTTAGTCATAAACTCCATCAGACGTTTCGACCGAAGAGCAGGGTCTATCCGTGACATGGACTTCGCTCTGATCTTGTAGATGAACTCGTCAGAATCGACGTTGCCACGTACCGTCTCAGGGTTGAGCGTGACCTGTTCTTCTTCCTTGCCAGCCTGTCTACGTGCGAGTACCATATCTAACAGAGGATCATTACGCAAGTACCAAGCACAGTCTTTACTAATGCCCGCTGTACCATCGTACAGTATGTCTCTCGAATCCTCTACAGAAATCTGAGCGTTACCCTGCAAGATGTTAGCCTGTGTCGCTGTCTCTGCTTCACTGTTCGCACCAGAAATCTGATCCGGGTTGCCTGACATATAGTTGAACCACACTTGCAACTGAGCCAGCATAGCTTCGTTACCTTTGTTCTGACCGCCGAATGATACAGTCTGGGCACCCTTCGGGTCGTCAGTGGCAACAGCGTCACCGTTCTCAGCATCAAGGATGTCCTGAGCTACATCAGCGTGTGAAGGCTTAAACAGTAAGATATCTTTCTGGTCTTGTGACTGATCCAGAATCTTATTGAAAGTAGCATTCGCTGCTCTGTGTAGATCAAAGTACAAACTGACAGGAGCGATAGGCATAGGGTTGTCGTCAACTGGAGGTGTAAAACTCAGGTAACGATACGGCCCAGTCTTAGGACCGTAGTAATCAGTTATGCCAATGTACTTATCAAAAGTCACTTCTCTCGGATCGGGAATCGTCACGAGGGCACCAGCATCCGGTACCCACAACTCGATCACGTTAACCATGTCCTGCAAGTCTTTCATCTCGAAAGCACCCGCACGTATCTGGCTCATCTCTGCTGTCGCCCGCGTGTCACCAGTGTACATAGTAGCCGATGGTAACTTCATCACAAGATCGTGATCGTACAGGTCGTGGTCTAACAGATGGGCACGCGGTACGGATGTTCTGTTACCGACAAACGATGACTCCTCTATACTCTTACACAGAGGGTCGATTACCCAGTCATCAAGATCAACCAGAGAAACAAAAATCTCACCGGGATCAATCTGCTGGTTATCTATAATGATACAGTTACCAGTAGCAGAGATGCCAGTCTTCATTATGCCCATACTGAACATAGCCGATACTACCCAAGCACGCAGCAGGTTTTTCAAGTTGACCCGCAGTGCTATCTTATCCAGTGCCAGCGACTGCAACTCGGCATACTCTCTGTACTCCAAGATGTCAGTAGTGACTTCATTACGTGGATTCCTGCTAACGATAGCCGGGACGATGGAGCGAATAGCCGAGAATAACAAGTTGATGGGCTGGTCTCCAGTCATGCCAAGATGCTTCGTGTAGTACTGACCGCAAAATTCTTTGATGAACATTGCCCGTACCCTACGAAACACTTTTAAGCGGTCGAAGCCATGCCTCACCACTTCTTGTATTTTCATTGGACTAATTTGCTCGATCATAGTATCATCCGAAATTATATTTCATCCTTCTATTTTTCTTCCTCTTATTCAGGAAACTTTTCTTTCTCAAAGCCTTCGCCATCCTCGCCCCTGTAGAATTTTGCGGGGGCTTTATACTCCCGGCTACTGACTTGAGTACAGTTTCTTTACCTTCCTCAAGCGTGAGTGCATCAGCAATAACACAGTCACCATGAGTCTTCCTCGCTGCTGTACTTTCCTGAACCAATGCTGCCGGTCCAATGTACCCGCTCGGAAAATGAATGTAGTAAAGAAGCTCATCAAGGGCAAACTCCGAGTGGTTAATAAAGCCACCATGAGCAAGTACCCTGTCGTACATAGTAAGTAACGCATTCTTTGAAGTAGGATCAGCGTGCCATCCATACTTCTTCGTAGCGGTATCGGTAGTTTGTCCCTCGATCTCTTTTTTGTAGTAGTGAGGATACTCAAACTTGATGACAACCATACGGCCAAAGTCCCAGCCGGGTCCGTTCATTTCCCACTTCATCAGCGGAAGACGATGCGGAAGTTTGCCACCAACCCAGATACCTAACGCTACGGCCACTCTTGCGAGTTCATACGCGGGGGTATTAGCATCACGCCACTCAGCTACTTTTTCTCCGGTCTCCCTGCACTTCACGGAGAGTACTGAGTTTGAGGCACCCTGCCCCTTACTGACATCGATACCAATCCTGTATGATAAGGACTGATCCAGCCTCCCCATCACAAGATGAGTCCATACTCGGAGAGGGCCGCTTGCGTTACGGTTGATACTAACGCAGTTTAAGTCCCTGCGTTTAACGTAGTCTGCAACGTCATCATTAGATATGGTTTTCTTGATATCAATGACGTGTCTTGTCAGAGGTTCGGAAGCATGAAACGCGATGTGCTTCTGGATATTCTCAACGGTAAAGAACATATCGCCTGACTCAACATCTTGTGCAAGAATTTCCTGGGCCATCTCTTTAGGCCCACGAACTTTGTCTTCGATGTCAAACCAAGGTGATCTAACTTCGTAGCCACCGAGAACTTTTTCTTCAACGTGTCTTCCAGCACCCTTATCAGGATGTTCCCAGAAAGGAAGGTGGAAGATTTTGATCTGCCCTGATTTTTTCCAGCGGCTGTATTCTGTACCAGCACCGGCAGGAGTTGAGTTAATGATACGCATCAATGCAACGTCTCGTGTCGCTGATCGCATCTCGTTACCAAATTCCACTTTTGCAAACTCGTCGAGCAGGGCAATCAATCTCCTATCGCCTGATCCTGCGTGCTTCGTCGTAGACTCCCCATCGATTGTAGCCCCTGTCAACGAGTTGTGCATGTGCATTTTGGTTCTGTTCTTATCGCCCGGCAAGATATCAGGAGGTAGCATCCAGTCAGGAAGCCACTCATTTATCTTGTCATGTTTCTGAAATAGTGCCTTGTGATTTCCAGTCTGATCCACGTACTCTCGCGTCCTAGACATTTCAAGAAGCTGCGGTCCTTTCGGGTGAAACAGCCACAGCCAGTGGAGGAAAACCACACAGCACCAAGAGGCACCCATGTCACGACACTTAGAAATAAGTATATCTTCGGCACGTTTAAGGTGATCCTCAAACTTATTAAATAGATCATCCTGAATCTCCCACGAGATAAAAGGTACGTGAGGACTCAAAGATTCGATACGCTTTCCAGTAAACGGGTCAACGTCAAACTGATGGTAGGTCCACACGAAAGCGTTTACCCAGTATAGTAATGACTCGCTACATGCCGCCAATAAGTCGGCTTGAAGGATCGGGTCGTTTTCAGCTTCAATAAGAATTTTTTCTTTCCAAGCTACGTTCTCATCAGCACCCTTCGGTAAGATCAACCCAGTCTTCGGGTCTTTCCAGAATCTATCATTCTTCGGAAAGGGTGTCGACAGACTCGGCTTGCAATTTTGCGTCAATATCATTTTCACCCAATGCTAAGGAGTTTAACCGTTTCTTGTTTTCTGCCGATACCTTCTTCGGCAACGTCATCTTCTTGTCGTCCGCAGAGTCAGTCTGTGCGGCTCTACCTTCGATACGATCCCAGATCAAAGCGATCATACCCCGGTCAGGAACTGCGATAGTCTCTATGCCATTCTTGTCAACTTCTTTGCAGCCGAGAGCAAGCTTGAACATCGTCCTTGCCAATGCTTCAGCTTTAGTAACCATGCTCTCTTCCGGGCCAAGCTCAGTACACTCCTGAGCGATCACGCGGAGGTGATGTGAGAGTAAACGCCCGGCACGAGCCTTAGACCCAAGCACCGTTGGCACTTTAGGTTTAGGTGGTGGGGGAATTTCTTTTGTTTGGATATCAACTATTTTAGGTTTGCTTTTCTTCGGTGGCTTAGGTTTATCCTTTGGGTCTTTCGCTGCCATAACGCATCTCCTGTATCTGTTCAAGATAATAAGCAGCGGTAGTGAGTTCCCACTCCACAGTTATCTCGCAGTCATCTTCGGCTCTATCCATGA